TGCCTCAAGGACGCCGGGTTCAATGACGAGGACGGGCTGGACGTCATCAGCCGCGCGGTGACACCTCCTGTGATCCCCGGCCACGAAGGAAGCCAGCGCGCTTTCGCCATGGCCGAGCGCTTCATGGACGCACCCCGGCTGCGGAACCTTGTGCTCCTGGGGCCGAGCGGCACTGGGAAAACCTACGGGGGCGCCTGGGTATTGGCGGCGACTCCAGAGTCCCTCTTCCTCCAGGCTCCCGCCTACCAGTGCGAGGACGACCTTTGGCGCCGGACATACGCGCGCGCCATGAACGCCAAGCTTCTGGTGATCAACGACCTCGGGACGGAGCCCAACACCGAATGGCTTACGCCGCGGATCTCGTCGCTGCTCATCGACCGGCATGACCAGGGGAAGCGCACGATCCTCACTGCGAACATGCTGTCGATCTCGCGCGTGGAAGATGAGGCGCGGCGCGGGCAGCTCAAGAGCAGCCTGGGGATGGATGATCGCGCGCTCGACCTGAAGACCATTGAGGGACGGTATGGCGACCCGCTCGCGGACCGGCTGCTCGACGCGCGGTTGTCCATCTGGGAGCGCTGCAAGGGCGAGAGCCTCCGGCGCCGGCGGGAGGCGTGATGCGCTGCGCTCACTGCCGGGCCGCCAGCCGCCTCGGTCTCATGTTCGCGGAGGCATGGTTCTTCGTCCTCTGCTTCCGGTGCGCGGCCGTCTACCTCGTCACGATGGAGCGCGGACGCGATCTACCGGTCACGCTTCAGTTGCCGCCCGAGCTGGCGTTCCGGGAGGGGCCGTGAAGAAGTTTACCAATCGCAAATTTCGAGGTGAAACGTGAAGAAGGAAGGTCGCGATCAGCGTCCAGAAATCGCCAAGGGCAAATGTTTTGTCTGCGGCAAGCTGTTTCCCATTTTCGAGACCGAAAATCCTCCGAAATGCTGCGAGGAGCATGAGAAGGAGGTACGCCGGATGGTGAAGAGCCGTCTGAACGGCCGCCAACGGGCCCAGCGATACCGGGAGCGACATCCCCCCATCTCCACGCGCACCCTTTCCTTCGTGCTTCCTCCGGCCAAGCGCCTGACGCGCAAACGTCTGGGAGAGGCCATGCGCCGTCTCATTGATCTTTTTGCCCGCGTGGCCGCCACGGATCAGCGTGTGGCCGCCAAGCTGAGCGCCAAGCTGAGGGACAGCGTTGGTCAGGCGCAACCCATTCTTCCGACGGGGGCAGAGCGCGGCTGAAGCCGTGCCGGCGGCACCGACTGTGATCTGGAGAAGCGATGCCGTGCTGGGTGCGCCAAGAGCTAGCATGGATTTTTCGGCTCGCCAAGACGCGGTGTGCCGTCCGGACATGGGGCGACCTCACATGGCCTATTCCGTAACGCAATCTAATCCCGAGGCCGTTACGGAACTCGGCGCCAGCGCGACAAGAAATGAAATCCGCGTCTAAGGTGGCCTCACGAGGTCGCCTTGTCGCAGCTTCACACCACGCTCTTGTCCGCTTCCGCGCTCGCGCCGACACTGACCACGAAGGTGGCGGACATCCGGCACGCTGATCGCATTTCGTTGGGCTGCACGCTCCTCGGCGCGAATCCGGTCGGCGGAACGTTGTCCGTGCGGGTCCAGGCGATGGGCAGTAATGCCGTGCCACCGGGAGGACCGACGCTCGTCAACAACACCATCGGCGCGTGGACTCCCCCCGCGTCGAGTTGGTTTCCCATTGGCGCCGCGCTCACCCTCAGCTCAAACGGTACTGGCAGCATCAACTTGACCTCCGACCAGGCATCATGCCGCTGGCTCCAGGCCGTGACCACCGTGCAGTCGGCCAGCGGCGGCACGCTGGAGATCGATTTGATGGCCAAGGGGGCCAATTGATCCGGCCAGCCATCGATGGCGATCTGCATTTCATTTCGGACAGTTGGGCGGGCTCATACTCCGAGAGCGCCATTGCACGATCAATGGTAGCCGCCTTGTACCGATGGCGCTGGCGCGAACTGATTACCCGCCTCCTCCATGACGGTCAAGTCCTGGTCGATTGCGATGATGAGATACCCTCCGTGATTTACGGATGGATCGTCTTCGATGGCGATGTCTTGCATTACGTTTTTGTCCGCGAGGATTTCCGTGGAGCCGGCCGGTGCGCCGGGCTTCTGCGTGCCGCAGGCAATCTCCACATTTACACGCATCGCACCATTTCGTGGCAACGAATCACGGCACGTCCGCGCTTCCGTGATTGGACGTACGACCCCACGCGCGCATGGAGGAGTTTCAATGCCGGACCCCAAGGCGGAACCGAAGCCCGAGACGAAAGCCGATCCCAAGGCGTTGGAGCGTGATTACTCCGCGCTGGCGAAGCCCGGCGCTCGGCTCCGTTATGCCCGCCTCACCGAGGCCACGATGCTCCCCTTCGGGGCGAAGGAGGAGTTCTCACTTCTCAAGAAGCGCGGCTCCTCTGTGTTGCACTGCCGGGAGTTGATCATCACGCCGGGGTTTCTGGTGGTGGTGCCGACCAGCGAGGAGCGCGAGCGGCGCAATTCGATCTCTCCCGATGGCCATTCCGATCCGGAGGTTCTCTCGGAGAAGTACCCGGAGGAATTTCTTGTTCCGTGGTCGCGCGTGGGGTGTGTGGTCCCAAAGTAACCCGCTCGCGCACGCCCGTAAGCTCAGAGGGAGCAATATGCCATGGCCGGAAACTCCGAAAAAGCCGCGGACAAGCGCAAGCGATTCGCTCAGGAATATCTAATCGATCTGAATGGCGCCGCCGCTGCCATCCGCGCTGGCTTCTCCGCCAAGCGAGCACGTGCCACCGCCCACAAGTTGCTCCAGATGCCCGACGTCCAACGAGCCGTGCAAGAGGGCAAGCGGCGCCAGGCGGAGAGCGCGGATATTCAGGCCGTCGAGGTTCTTCGCGAACTCAAGCTGATCGCGCTGTCGGACCTTGGCAGGTGCTTCAGCGCCAGTGGCCGCCTCTTGTCCATCGTGGACATGCCCGAGGCCGTGCGCCGCGCCATCGCTGGCGTCGACGTGGTCGAGAGCGTCGACACAGACGGGCGTCCGGTCGTCATCAAGAAACTGAAGTTCTGGGACAAGAACAAGGCCCTGGAGCAACTCGGACGGCACCTCAAGCTGTTCACCGACGTGCAGGAGACACGGTTCCCGCAGTTGTCGCCGGAGGAGGCAGCCGAGCGCGTCAAGGAGCTGCTCTCCAAGGCGCGCGCCCGAAAGGAAGCGGAGTGACCCTCGACGCCTCCGAGATTGCCGGGCTGCTTCCCTACCTCACGCCCGAAGAGCGGGCGGAGATGGACACCCATCTCGTCTCGGTCCGGCCACGAGAGGGCCTGCTCGACTTCGTGCCGCGAATGAACCCCAGGTACAAGGCGCCGCACCACCTCGAACCGCTCGTCGAACAGCTCGAGCGCTCATGGGTGGAGCCGGTGCGCGTCACCGCCTGCGCGCCCCCGCGTCACGCGAAGACCGAAACCGTCCTGATGTTCATCGCGTTGACGCTGCTGTTGTATCCGGCGAAGACCATCGGATACGTCACCTACGAGGCGCACGTCGCCGAAAGCAAGAGCCGGAAGGGTCGCCAGCTCGCGCGAGATGCCGGCGTGCAGCTCGCCATGGATGCGAATCGGCTCGGCGAGTGGCGAACACCTCAGGGCGGCGGCGTGCTGGCCACCGGCATTGGCGGTCCCCTCACGTCGCACGGCATCGACATCCTCCTCGTCGACGACCCGTACAAGAACCGCGTCGACGCGGAGTCGGCCGCCTATCGCCGCATGGCCACCGATTGGTGGAACGACGTGGCCGAGACGCGCATCGAGCCCGGTGGTTCCGCCTTCGTCTTCCACACGCGGTGGCATACGGATGATCTGATCGCGCACGTCCATTCGACCGACACAGAGGAATCCAAGCAGTGGAAACATGTTTGGCTGCCGGCGATCAGCAATGCGGGCCTCGCCCTTTGGCCGGAACGCTGGCCGCTGGCCGCCCTGCTCAAGAAGCGCACGGCCGTTGGTGAATATACATGGGCCTCGCTCTACCAGGGGCTGCCGAGACCCCGCGGGAGCAAAGTCTTTGGCGATCTGCACTACTACGATGAGCTTCCCAAGCGCGGATACCGGGAGGCGTTCGGCCTCGATCTGGCCTACACGGCGAAGACGCAATCGGACTGGTCCATCCTGGTCCGGTTGTTTGAGTGCCAGGGGTATTGGTACGTCGTCGATGTCGTCCGGTGTCAGGTCGCGGCGCCCGAGTTCGCGGCGAAGCTGAAAATCATCCAGCAGCCGAACCCGGACGCGACGATGCGGTGGTACGCAAGCGGGACCGAGATTGGGTCCGCCGATTTCATTCGCCGCTTGGGCGTCAACCTGCACGCCCGCAACGCCACGGGCGACAAGTTCCAGCGCGCCCAGCCGGTGGCTGCCGCGTGGAACGCGGGTCGCGTCCTGCTTCCCCGCAACGCGCCGTGGCTGGCTGCCTTCGTCGAGGTCATCTCGACCTTCACCGGCGTAAACGACGCCGTTGACGATGACGTGGATGCTCTCTCGGCGGCGTTCGACTCGCTGAATCCGCCGGTGATTGACGAGGTCAGGCCACGCCCGGGAACGCTGGAGCATGCCCGGGCCGAGCACGAACGGATGATGGAGTCTGCCCGCCAGCAGGCCGAACGCGAGTATCGGCGGGAAACCGATCCTCTTTCCGTGGAGTGGAATAATGGGTAACGCCGAGCCTCAAGATGATGCCTTGGAATCAATTGGCTCCGACGCTAAGAATGAGAAAGCAAACAAGGGACGTTTCCGCAAGGGGACAGTCTTCAGGGACGCCTCCGGCGTACCATTTCGTATCACTGCGTTGATTGGAAAGTTCTTTGCAAGTGTCGTTGTCGTGGGTGGCAGCATTCAGGAAATGAGATCAATCAGCGATCTGGAGCAACGCATTGATCCGGACCTTGTGATCGATCCTCCTCCTGACGTGGCCGAGGGTCAGATCCGAATCGACTCCAACGGCCGCGAGTACAAGGTGCTCTCCATCGGCCATCGAGAAGCTGTTTGCCACCAGAAGGCCATCGGGACCGTGGCGGTGCTTCTGGACGTGCTGCAAGATTACAAAGTGGTGCACCATGAAAGCGTGACTTTGGCTGACCACGAAACAGCCAAGAAGGAAAACGAATTTATTCTCGACCGCTGGAGGCGGTCAGACGCTCGTAGGCTGAAAGAACTGGATGAGCATGTTTTTCCGAATCCGGTTCCAGAAATAATTGCCAGCAATGAAACGGAGGCCGAGAACTCCGTCCATCAACAGGTTGCCGGAGATTCCGTGCCCATGCCGAAAACCTCGGGATTGACATTCTCTAAAGCCTTTGAGGCCATGAAGCAGGGCAAGCGCGTGAGGCGCCGGGGCTGGAACTTCAATGAAAGCATGAAGCCTGGGACATTACACCTGAACTCCGAAGATGCCGCCGCCGATGATTGGGAGATTGTGCTCGAACCGATGACATTCGAGCAGGCCATTGTGCTGCTGAAACAAGGAAAGGCCATTTCGCGCCGCGGCCGGAGCCAGTGGACGAAGACGACTTGGAAGATGGAAGGGGGCTTCCTCGGCGTGCTCGACCGGATGGAACTGACTGGCGCCGACATCCTCGCCAACGACTGGCACGAGGTGACGACGTGACGACGTTCCGTTGGGTTGAGATGCGCCAGCTCCGGCCCGGCGATACGTCGCCTCGCGAAGTATTGCTGAGCGCCTGGGAAGACGTAAGCACGCCAGAAGGTCTGGAAAAGGAGAAAAAGCGTCACGACCGGGAGTTCGGGCCTCTCCGGCATGAATTCATCGGGATTGAACCGAGCGCAACGACGGCTGGCTTTTATTATATTCGCTACAGGATATTCCCGGAGCCAGCCTATCTGGCCGAATGCAAGATGTCCCAATTCGTGCTTCGCGGCGTTCAGGGGTACTTGGAGGCCGCATTCAAAGCCACGTTGGGTGGAGACGTGGTTGGGACCAAGCGAGGTCTGTCCGAAGCCCTCGAATTCATGCTTGAAATGTCAACGGTATACAGGCGGGAGCCGGAGACTCTTATCGCGCTGATTAAAAGCGCTCTCTGGGAAGGCGTGCCAAGGCCCGAAAGGCAAGACGCCGACAAGCAATCGTGTCCACGCTGCGGCGCCACCGCGCAGTTGGGGGAGATGACTTCGGGCCAATGGTGCGTGGCGCATGTGGCGTGCGTGGCGAGTGAGGTGACGCCGTGATCGGAATTCTTATTGGCGAAGTACGTGAATTGGCTGCGGTGGCGCGTGAATTTGGCATGACCCGCGTGAAGTATATGAATGGCGGTTCTTTTTTGGAGATCGAACTCGGGCCTCTCCCTCGTGCTTCTGCTGTGGACCCCGCGCCGTCCTCTGGGTTGCCGGCCGGTGTCGCGCCTGACCATTGCCGGTGCGGGCATCCGAACTACGACCACAACGTCACGGGCTGCATGCACGGCTGCCAAGAGGCGCTCTGCGTGAACATCGCCGACGAGGGAATCCCCCATGGCGCATGAGGGCTGGAAGTTCACTTTGGGGGGCAAGCTCCCCAAGCGTCTCCCGGCGCAGGGGGACATGTCCACGCCGTGGTGGGAGCAGAGTCCGGATGACGCGGCCAGCTCCATCACGCAGGCCATCGACTTCCTGGCCCGGAACCAGCGTTGGCGCATCGAGCAGTTCTTCAAGTGGGTGAAGCAGTACGGCAACATGGCCATCTTCGGGTATCCGGGATTCTCCACGAATCAGGCGTCCGCGCTCCGGACCCAGTTCGGCGACCAGCTCACCTACAACCTGACCGGCAGCGTCATCGACACGCTCGTGAGCAAGATTGCCCGGAACAAGCCTCAGCCCTACTTCCTGAGCGATGGCGGAGACTACAAGGCGCAACGGCTCGCGAAGAACCGGAATCGTTTCATCAACGGGGTGTTCTACGAGAACGACAGCTACAAGTTGATGCGCCTGGCGTTTCGCGACGCCTGCGTGGGCGGCGACGGCGTGATCAAGGTCGTGCCCGGAGAGAACGGCCGCGTGCTCCACGAACGCGTGCTGTCGAGCGAACTGTTTGTGGATGAGTTCGAGGCCCTCGTCTCCACTCCGCGGACGATTCATCAGGTCAAGTTCGTCGACCGGCGAAAGCTGATGAAGCTCTTCCCGGACAGCGCCGCGCAGATCAAAGATGCGAGTTGGCGCATTCAGGACGGGTGGCTCCTGCGGAACAGCATCTCGGATCTCGTCGGGGTCCGCGAGAGCTGGCATCTGCGGAGCACGTCCGACGCGAAGGACGGGAAGCACATCATCACCATCGGCGATCACGCGCTCACGCCGATGGAGGAGTACAAGCACGATACGTTTCCCTTTGCCTTCATGAGCTATAGCCCCAAGGTCTTCGGGTTTTGGAGCCAGGGACTCGCCGAGCAGCTTCAGAACATCCAGTTCGAGATCAACAAGATTTGCTGGTTCATCCAACGCACAATCCACCTGGGCGGCACGTTCAAGTGGTGGGTGAAGTCCGGTACAGGCAAGGTCGCCATCGAGCAGCTCTCGAATCAGATCGCCACCATCATCCGGTCGGAGGAGCCACCGCAAACGCTCTTGCCCGGGCTCGTTCAGCCGGAACTCTATGCCTATCTCGCGACCCAGATTCAGCGCGGCTACCAGCAGGCCGGCATCTCCCAGATGGATGCCAGCAGCGTGAAGCCACAGGGCCTCTCCAGCGGCGCGGCGATTCGCGAGTATCACGACATCGGGACCGAGCGGTTTCTCTCGACTGGGCAGGCTTACGAGGAGTTCTCCTGCCAGATTGCGAAGCTGTCGGTGTTGGCCGTCCAGGACCTGCTCGACGGTCTCGATGACCAGCGCGAGGACGAGAAGCCGTCCTATGTCGTGCGGGTGCCCAACAAGGGTTCCATGATCGATGTGGACTTCCACGACCTCGCCTTCCGGCCGGACGAGGAGTTCTACCTTCAATGCTTCCCGGTCTCCGCACTGCCGTCTGAGCCCGCTGGCCGCATCCAGAAGGTGCAGGAGTACGTTCAGGCGGGCTGGATCGACGCCGACACCGGCCGCGATCTCATTGATTTCCCGGACCTTGGACGAGTCGAAGATCTCCACAACGCCCAGCGCGAGTTCATCATCAAGATGCTCGACGGCACCGTGGATGACGGCACGGACTACGTGCCGGAACCAGCGTTCGACAACTTGCCGCTCATGCAATCGATGGCGGAGGAATACTATGCCCGCGGGAAGCTGAACGGCCTTCCCGAGGGGAAGCTCGAAAAGCTGCGCGAGCTCGTCAGGGCTTGCGTGATGGCGACGGCCGCGGCCCTTCCCCCGCCGCCTCAAGGGGGCGGGGCCCCCGCCAGTCCGATGCCTCCTCCCCAATCCGATTTGATTGCCAACGTCAACGGTGCCCCGGCGCCGCAATAGGAGTCTGTCTTGCCCGATCCCATTCCCGCCGCCGCGCCTCCCGCCGCCGCGCCTCCCGCCGCCGCGCCTCCCGCCGCCGCGGCTGGGACGACGCCTCCTCCGGGCCCCGGAACACCGCCTCCAGCCGCTCCCGCCGCGCCAGCGGCCGCGCCCGTCACGGCGCCTGCCCCTCCAGCCCTGACCGCGCCCGGTGCTCCTAACTCCAAAATCGCCTTGGAGAAGGCCAATCTCCTACGCGAGAAGGCCGTGCTCGAGCAGGAGCGCGCCGCGCTCAAGGGCGACAAGGAGCAGGTGGCCGCCTGGAAGCAGGTCGCCGAGTCCAAAGACCCCGCGAAAATCCTCGCGGCGGCCGGCCTGGGCGAAGCGGACATCGCCGCGTGGCTGGTGAGCGGCGGCAAGACCGCGCCCGACGAAAAACAGGTCAAGCTCGACCAGCGTCTCTCCGCCGCCGAACAGAGGGTCAAGGACATCGAAGAGCAGGCCAAGCGCGAAAAGGACGCGGCGTCGGAGCGCGCAATCAATGAATGGAAGCGGGAGACAGCCGCGAATATCGAGGGCAACGCGGAGGCGTATCCCCACATCGCCGCGCTGGGTCAGGGGCATTTGATTTACGGGGAAATCGAGCGCCATTTCAACGAAACGGGCGGCGAAATCCTGGACGAGGAACAGGCGGCGGCGAACGTCGAAAAGCGCATCGCGGAGACCTTCCCGGCGCAACTGGAGAGAGTCTTGAAGGTCCCCAAGCTGCGCGAGATGATCGAGAAGGCGTTGAAGCCTGCGGACGCGCCACCGCCTGCCGGAACTCCGCCCGCGCCGGCGGCCACCGAAGCGTCCCCCGTGGCGACCAGCGTGAACCAGGCGTTGCGTGATCGACTCCTCGCGGGGGCGCCCAAGGCGAAGACGCCTCCGAAGACGCTGACGAGCACTCTCCACGGGACGGCCGACGGCGGAGCGCCGCCTCCATCGACGATGACGTGGCAGGCCGCGCGCGACAAGATCGCGTCGCTCTCCAGAAAATAAGCGTTACGGAATACCGTTACGGAATGCCCCGGGGATTTGCTATCCGCCGGGGCTTCTTTTTAAGCTACCCGGCAAGAAGCAAGTTTTGAACGGCCCGCGAAGCGAAATCAGGGCGCCCATTCCACCCCCGATTTCACGCTTCGCGAGGCTCCCCATGGCCGGGCCGGTTGCCGGTTCTTCTCTGACCGACATCTATCCAATTCTCAAGGAATACTACGAGGGCCAACCGGTCAGGAACCTTCTGAGCCGGAAGCACGTGTTCCTGAGCATGGTTCGCAAGGACACGAAGTTCCGCGGGAAGTATTACCCTCAACCCCTGCGGTACGGCACCTCGACGGGCTCCTCCCAGTTCTCGGTGGCGCAGGCAAACCAGTCGCCTGATTTGCTGGGCGAGTTCCAGGTGCCGCCGGTCTTCGATTACACGCTGGCGACCATTCAGAACTCGGCGCGAGAGGCAGCCGGCGACGACATGGGCTCCTTCGCCGACGCGGCCAAGATCCGCATCGATGGCGCGATGGAGGACCAGTACAACCGGATGGGGAACGCGATCTACCGGTCGGGCACGGGCACCATCGGCAAGATCAGCTCGGCCGGTATTTCGGGCGGCATGCTCACGCTCGCCAATCCGAACGACGCCTTGTTTTTTCAGGCGGGCCAAGTGCTGGTCGCGAACTCCACCGATGGCGGAGGCACGCAGGCGGGCGGTCTCGGATACGTGATCGCGGTGGATACGGAGGCCGGCAAGATCGTGGTCTCCACCACGCAAGGCGGCTCGCCCGGAACGCCCTCCGGCTGGTTGGCGAACTACTACCTGAGCGCCCAAGGCGATCTCAACAGCCGCATGGCCGGGCTGCTCGCGTGGCTGCCCACGGGCGCGAACCGTCCCACGGCCGGTGTCGCGAACAACCTCTTCGGCGTCAATCGCGGCATCAACCCCACGCTGCTCGCGGGCGTGTACGCCGATCTTTCCGGGGAGAGCATCGAGGACGCGTTCATCGACGGCCAGAGCGAGGTCTGCCGCCTTGGCGGCGATCCGGACATCTACGTGTGCAATCCCGCCAGCCGGAGGGCGTTGGTGAAGGCGATGCAGACTCGGAAGATCTATTCCGAGGGCGTCTACGAAAGCGAAGCGGGCGTTGGTTTCCTGGGCGTCAAGATCGACGGGGACAACAAGCCGATCATCGTGATGTCCGATCCGGACTGTCCGCCGCTGACCGCCTTCTGCCTCCAGATGGATACGTTCAAGCTCGTCTCCTACGGCGACGCCCCCAAGATCCTGACCTACGAGGACGGTCTGACGATGTTCCGCGTCGGCAACCAGGACGCTCTCGAGGCGCGCGTCGGCGGCTACTTCAACTTGGTCTGCGAGGCGCCCGGCCGCAACGGCGTCTTCCTGCTGCCCGAGTAACGGCCGGCGGTTCTCCTCTGATTCCAACGGCCTTTTGAGTTTCACCGGGTGACGTGATGGCGAGTTCCAGCGAGGTCTACACCAAGGAGGCGTACTCGCTCATCAAGCGGCAGATCACGCTTCGCGCGGCCGTGAACTTCGGCGCGAGCGGCGTGCCCACGCTGGAGAAGTGGCAGCCGTCGACCGTCAATCCGCCTCAGCCCGTTGGGTACAGCGCCGCGAGCACGTCTCCTGCCGGCGTCATCGGCGTTCAGGGATTCCAGGGTGTGACGAGCGTCGCCCAGAACGCGACGGGCGATTACACGTTCACGTTCAACACCTCGTTCCAGCGGCTCTTGGACTGCTACGTCACCTGGCAGAACCCGTCCGCCAACCTGCCTCCGGCCGCGCAGAACCTCGCGGTGGTCGCATCGGGCGGCTCCTACGGCGGAACGAACGTGAACCCCGGCGGCGGCAACAGCGCCACCGTCGAGGTTCTGACGCTCAGCGTGGGCACTTCCCCGGCGGCCACCAATCCCGGCAACGGCGAGGTCGGGATCTTCGCCTTCGTCTTCGATGACTCGGGTTCGATCTAAGGAGCCTCCTTGTCCACCTCCGGCATCATCTCCGTTGATCAGTCGAGCGTCGAGTCCGGCCAGCTCGTCACGGTCTCCGTGGCGTTGTCCGGTGGCACGGGCTTGACGGTGACCGGCGTGGAGAATGCCGGCTTGCCGGACCAAGCCGAATTCATCGAGCAAATGGTCAAGCTCATTGGCGCGAGCGGCACCGTGGGCGGGAGCTTCGGTGCGCGCTTCTTCACCGGAAACGCCCAACCGGAAACGCTGACCATCGGGCTCTATCTGATGATGAGCGACGGAACGGTCTGCACGCCCTCCACCACCACTGTCACGGTTTCGCCCGTGGCGTTGCCCGGCGGCGCCTGGCCGAACGAGAGCAACTGATGTCGACGATTTGCACCATCGCCGTCACGCCGACCGTCGTTCCAGGCGGTTTCAAGGTCCAGGGCACGGCCACGTTCACGAATAATGGCGGCGCTGCGGTCACCATCAACGCGATGGCGAACCTGAATCCGGCTGGCTACCCCGCGCTGCGCAACTTGGGAGACGTGACGAGCGGCCAGACGATTCCGGCGGGCGGGACGGTGTCCTTTGGTTTCTCGGAGGTTCCGTTTGATCCTCCGCAGGCATCGGACACGATCCTGACGGTGGCCGTCGAGTTCTTCATGTCGGACGGAACGGTCGTCACGCCCAACATTCCCTCGTTCACTGTCGTCCCGATCTTGGCATCGGGTGGTTCTCCCTCCGGGAACAACACGCTTCCGCAGAACGGCGCGCTCTGGTTCGACGCCAACACGAGTCTGGGCATTTCCTGGTTCGTCACGCACCAGTCCAACTGAGAGGTTTCCATGGGTCTCAACACTCGCGACTATTACGGCAATCAGCAGGTACTCCCCAACGGCGGCGTGGACCCGGCGTTCCGCGTGACGTTCGAGATCTTGGCGGCCGCGATGCCCACGGCGGTGGACAACGATCTGATCACGCTCCAAATGCCGTCGAACAACGCCAATCTCGCGCGCCTGAAGCGCGTGCGCGCGACGCGCCGGCTGGATGGGACGCACACCAACGCCACGAACTTGGTGCTTCAGGTCGTGAAGCGCGCGGCGCCCGACACGGGAACGGCCGCCACCACGCCCACGCCCGTTCCGCTCGATCCGAAGGACGGCGCCGCGACGACGGTCGTCTCCACGTTCAACACGACCTCGGCGGCGACCACGGCCGCCGCGGCGCAGGTGCTCGACGAGATCGTGCTGAGTGGCAACACCACGACGGTTGGCTCGCTGGTGAGCACGGAGAACGTGAAGTACACGGACGCCGGCGACAAGGCGCCCATGTTGCGCGGGCCGGCGCAGCTCACCACCGCCGATCAGTTGTCCATCCGAATCGCTTCCACGTTCACCACCACGACGGGCGAGGTTTACGCCTTCATGGTGGAGTTCGACGAGGCTCCGTTGGCCGTCGTCACGCCCCTCGCGAACAACCCCGGGTAGTTCTTCGTCGGACCGATCTCCGGCGTCCATCACCGCCGGGGATTCCTCGATTCCGGAACCACGATTGCGGCACTTGGGCTGGCGCGGGCTTGTGATGGAGCCGGCTGGTTTCAGGTGCCGCGCTTTTTGGAGGACTCCATGCTTCGCCGCGCCGACACCATTCCCGAGGGACAGCCCAAGTTCATGATCGGCACTCTGAGCTACCGGGCGGTCTATCCGGTGGCCCACGCCTCCATGATGGCCATGGCCGTCACCTGTCCGAACGTGACTGATCTGCTCTGCGTGCTGGATACGTATCTGCATTGTGCGCGGAACAAGATCGCCAACGAGGCGATCAAGGCGTATCGGCGGGGAACGGCCACGCATCTCCTTTGGCTCGACGACGACATGATCTTTCCGCACTACGTCGAGACCAAGCGGGAAGACGGCACCTCGACGAAGGTACACCTGGCGCAAAAGCTTTGGGCGCACAAGCAGCCGGTCGTCAGCGCCGTCTACTACAAGGCCGACGACGCCAAGCCGATCATCATGGACGAGGAATGCACCTTCCTGAACACGGTACCCACCACGGGGCTGATCCGGGCGGGCGTGGTCGGGTTCGGCTGCGTCCTCATGGACATCAAGGTCTTGGTGGACATGAAGAAGCGCTACCAGGACGAGTTGTTCCAGATGCCATTGATTCCCGGTTTGCCGGTGCTCGACGAGGAGGGAAATCGGAAGGTCGATGAGGACGGCGTGCCGGTGCTTGGCGAGAGCCGGACCATCGGCGAGGACCTGTTCTTCTGCCGGCGGCTCCAGGAAATGGGCATCCCCCTGCACGTGGACTGCGACGTGCAGTGCGGCCACGTCAAACTCGAGGTCATTGATCGCGTCTCCCACGAGGCCACGCTCGATTCCCAACCGGAAGAGGCCGCGCGCGCGGCGTGAGGCTCCATGCCCGACGACAAGAAGGCGAAGATCGGAATGATGCTCGGCCTCGCGCCACCGGCGCCGCCGGATGAACGCCGGAGCGTCCTACTCCACTCCATGCGCGAGTTGCACGAGTGCTTGAAGGCGAACGACTACGAGGGCGCGGCCGACGCGTTCGAGGCCGCCTTCCGTCATTGCGACATGGAGCCCCACAATGAAGGGCCTCACGAGGGGTAAGCCATGGCGTTGATGCCGGGACAGAAGACGCTTGCCGTCATCCGCCAGGAGGCGCGCCGCCGTGCCGACCGGACCATCATCGGCGCGCCGCTCATCGGCATCCCGGACCCATACGCCAACAACTTCATCACGACCGAGGAGTTGACCGGCTACGTCAACGCGTCGTTCTTCGAGTTGTACGACCTGATGGTCACGGCGTACGGCAACTACTACTTCACGTCGGACTACTGCTTCACGGCGGTGCAGGGCCAGGACAAGTATCCGCTCCCGAACGACTGCTACAAGCTGCTCGGCATCGACTGGGTGCAGACGCCGGGGAACAACACGGCGAACGTGACGCTCAAACCTTTCAACTTGGGCGAGCGAAACAACTTCAACATCCCGGTGATGGCGCCCCCCTATGGCGGGTGGGTGCCCCGCTACACGCAGTTCGGCAGCCAGCTCTGGCTCAAGCCGCTTCCGAACGGGGGAGCCACCTACAAGATCATCTACGTGCCCCGGGCGCAGCCGCTGGTCGACACCGCGGCGGTTCAACTCAACGGCGTGAAGTCCGGCGACACGCTCACCATCAACGGGGTGACGTTCACAGCAATCGATTACGGGCAACCTCCCTCGGGCACGCAATTCGTTGTGGGAGGCACGGGAACCTCGAATCTGGGTGACGCGGGAACCGCCGTCTCGCTCACGGCCAGCGTGAACGCATCGAGTCTGGGCGGCTACGCGGGCATCCTGAAGGCGGGCATCGACCCTACGATCTCGAGCACGCAGGTTCAGATCGTCTTGACGGCGCCGGCTCAGATGACGTGGAGCGTGTCGAACACCGACATGATCCTCTTCCCCTCGATGCAGTCGGGGGCTTCCGGGGGCGCCATTACCTGGACGAATGTCATGACGGACTACTCCGATTGGTCGGAGTATCTCGTCGTCGATGCCGCGATCCGGATGGTGCAGAAGGAAGGGTCGGACGTCTCCGTCCTGATGGCGCAGAAGGACGCGCTGCTCAAGCGCATCGGGAGCGCATGCGACAACCGGGACGAGGGGGCCGCGCGCACATCGACGGATGTCTATGGCGGCAATTACGGCGGCGGCTGGGGCGGTGGATCGGGCGGCGCTGGCGGGTGGAGCTGATGGCCGCTTCGCTTCCCCTCGTCAACACGGGGATTCCGGTGCTGGACAGGCTCCTGCTCAAGTGGCAGGCGGTCCTCAATCCGATCCTGAAGGCGCTGGGCATCAATGGCGCGTGGACTGCGGTAGGCCGTCCCGGGACGCCCGCCTTCGCGAATGGCTGGAAGAACGTGGGCGGCGCCGCGCCTGTGGCCGCTTTCTTCCAGGACTGGCTCGGCTTCGTGCATGTGCGCGGCCTCGTGGGCGGCGGGACGGCCAACACCACGATCTTCACGCTGCCCAGCGAGTATGCCCCCGCCGTGCCCCAGACGTTCGCCTGCGACGCCGGCGGCGCCTATGCGGCCGTCGGAGTGGGGGCAAACGGCGCCGTGACGCAGACCGTGGGCGGCCAGGCGAACCTCTCGCTCAACTTCGTTCTCGATCTGCGGAGCAACCCATGAAGACCTGGAAGCGAATCTCGAGTTGGGCGGTGGGCGGCATCCTTGTGGCGGCAATCGCTTGGGCCGCGAACACGCCCTACATGAATCTGGCGTTGCCGGTGCCCGGAGTCACGGCGGGCCCGCAGTACGCGACCATGATCAACACCGCGTTCGACACCATCGACGCGCACAACCACACGCCCGGGAATGGCGCCTACGTGCCGACGGCCGGCCTCAACATCAACGCGGATCTCTCGTTCTTCGGATTCTCCCCCATGGACGTTTACTCGGTGCAATTCACCGGGTCCGATGGGGGTGTGTCCGATGGGGGTGTGCCCGCGCCCCAGTCGCTGACCGTGCGGGATGCGAGCGGGGACCTCTGGTACATCGACGCGTTGGGCAATCAGATCCGGCTCACTTGTGGCGGACAACTCTGCGTCGCGTCCGATGGTGGCACGATCTCGAACATGACCGGCGGAGCGTCGGCGGACTACTACGATGACACGTTTTTTTGGTCGTCGAGCGGTTACTCGCCTGGGGTCACGCGCGGCTATGCGGCGTCGCAGGATTTCGGCGCGGCCACGATGCACTACACCGGCAGTCTCAGCACGCCCGGCGTCACGTTGGAGGCTCCGGCGGGCGTGGTGACGGGAGGCTACAACTGGACGCTGCCTCCGTCGCAGGTGGACGCGGGCGCCGCGGAGCCGGGCATCATCGACAACCTCTCCGGACAGCTCGGCTACCTGTACCCGGACGATGCCACGGTGACGATAGTCGACGGTGGCCCGCCGCTGAATCAACAGGTGCTCAAGGTGCCAACCGGCGGCATCAATTCCTCACAGATCGCAACCGGGGGAGTGGCGACCTCGAATATCGCCCAGGGGGCCGTCACGAACAGCAAGCTGGCGGCGTCGAACTACGGCTTGAGCACCGCCGGCACCGGAAACGGCGTGAGCCTCACGACCACGTTCGCCGCGCCAGGCGCCCTCTCCTCCGTGACCCTCACGACCGGCGCCACGCTACGGGCCATTCACCTCATGGCCGTCACGGACGACTCGGGCGATGGTGGTGGCGGCTTTTGGGCGCTCGCGAACACGGACACGTTGCTGGCGGAGATTTCCTACACGGGCGGAGGCGGAGGCACCCTTGGACTCGTTCAGCTCGGTGCCGCGTCCGCGCCCATCGCAACAGAGGATTTTCCGCCCAATATCGTGGATACGGTCTGGGTGCCACCCACACCCAGCACGGCCTACACGTTCACGCTCAAGGCCAAGTGCGTCTCGACGGGGTCTAACTGCATCGTCAACCAGATCAAGCTTGTCGCGGTGGAGATGTAACCGATGGCCGGACTCGACTGGCAGCCGGTCGCGGTGCCGTTCGCCGGCGGCCTGGACACGAAGACGGACAAGCTCCAGGTGGCCCCGCCGAAGCTGCTAGTGGCCGAGAACGTCGTCTTCACCAATCCCAAGGCCCTCGCCAAGCGCAACGGCTATCAGGCATTTCCGGACAAGATCCTGAACCCGAATTCGGCCTCCCCGTCGCTACCGAACCTGGGCGCCATCACGAGCGGCCGCGCGCTCCGGTCCTACGCGAACGAGCTGGTCTGCGCGGACCCGGTGAACCTCTACTCTTGGGACTCCTCGACCTCGGGATGGTGGAACAAGGGGCCACTCCCTTCGGTCATCGCCAGTCAGGTTCCCATCGGCCGGAGCCAGAATTCCCAGTTCTTCCAGGATGGGAACACGCACCTCGCGAGCGGCCTCCAGTGCTACACCTGGGTCGAAATCGAGCATGGCGGGTTCGTCGGCGCGAAGTATACCGTGCTCGACGGGAACACCGGTCAGATCATCGTTCCGCCGCAGCTCGTCTATACGTCCGGGACCGGGCCGTGCAAGGTCGTCGTCTTCGGCAACCAGTTCGTGCTCGTGGGGTTTGACTACACGATCAACGCGCTCTTCGGGTGGGTCATCCCGGTTTCGGCGCCGGCCGTGCGGACGCAGTACCAGTTGACCCAGACGCTCGACGATAGGGACAGCGTCAACCCGCTGGCGCCCGCGTTCGACGCCTGCGTGATTCAGCAGACCACGAACAACGCGGGCCAGCCAGTGCTCTACGTGGCCTTCAACGCCAACAACGTTGGCGGCAGCACGAAAATCTACGCGTACCCGTCGCAGAATCACGG